AGAAATGTACCGAAATGGTGCAGATGTAATGAATGTTGAGGGAACTCAATTATCAGATGCAATCGTAAACAGAGCAGTAACAGGTATCGCACAAGATGTAGTAAGATTAGCATGGGGTGGTGATAGTGCAACTGCAAATTATACTGCTCTTGATGGATGGATGAAGTTAATGGGTGCAGATGCAACTGTATTAGCAGCAAGAACTGAGCATAGTGCAGCATTACCTGCTTCACCTACAGCAGCAGATGCTTTAACTTTAATTAGAAATACTTTTGATGCAGCACCTGCAGCATTACAACAAGTACCTGCTAAAGATAAGAAAATCTTTGTAACTCCTAAGATGTACAATTCTTACTTAACAAACTTAGAAGGAACTTCTGCTGATTTAGCAATTACTAACCAACAAGATGGTTTATTAGTTGTTAAGTTTAGAGGTGTTGAATTAGTAGCAATGTACGAATGGGACACTATTTTAGCAGACACTAATCCTGCAATGTTTTTACAAGGTGGTAACAATAAAACAGAAGGTATTTGTTACTGTGCAGTAGAGAACTTAATTATTGGTTCTGATGTAACAGACCCAGAAGGTTCATTTAAAGTATTTTATGATGATTTAGAAGAAAAAATGTTCTTCAGAGGTTACTTTAAGTTAGGTGTACAATTCTTATATGCTTCTCTTGTACAATGGGGAATCATTAAGTAATAACAATAATGTAATAATAGAGGAGGTGTAAAAGCCTCCTCTTAATTACTTTTAAATAACTAATAAAATAATAAAAAAATGGCAATAGATACAGGATTAGGCGTGGTATGTGCTGACTTACAAGCAACAGGTGGTATTTCTCAAATTATACTTAGAGAATGGGCTACTTCAGATGTAGTTACTTATGGAGCAGGTACAGCACACACTATTACAAATATTCAATCAGGTGGTGATTCTGCTTGGTTTGTTTATGAATTTAAAAATGAAGTACCTGCAATGACTATTACTGCAACAAAAGAGAATGGTTCAACTTCTTTTGAGTGTGGATTATCTTTTATGCTTCCTAATATTGATGCAACAAAATTTGAAGAATTAAAAAACTTTGAAAGTGCTTGTATGATGGGAATGATTTTAGATACTAATGGAAATTGGTGGGTTTTAGGTGCTAGTGCAAAGTATGCTAACGAGGATGTTCAGGCAAAAAGTCAGACTTTCTTAAGTTTAAGTGGATTTGAGGGTGGTACAGGTGCTGCTTATTCAGATGAGAATGGTATTACTATTAATTTAATGGCAAGACAGTTTGAGTTACCAAGAGAGTATGCTGGTACTGTAACTGTTAATACTTCAGCATTAACTGCAACAGCAGGAGCATAATAATTAAAGATATAGAAATAGGTTGGACTTTGTTCGTAAAAAGTTTAACAACATTTCCCTATTAATATCTTTTTTATAATATGTGTGATTGTAATACAAAAAAAGTTGTAGATTTATCACACTTAAAAATATATACAGTTATGGCAGAATATAAAGCAAAATCATCATCAGGTACTTGCTACAAGAATGGTTTTAAAATTAAATGGGCTACAGCAACTCAAGAGGAGTTGGCGTATGCTTATGAAGATTTAGGGATGACTACATTAGTAGAAAAATTATCAACTACAAAAACAAAAGATGAGCCAAAGAAAGCAACCAAAAAGAAAAAGTCAGGTAAAGAATCTTCAGACTCAAAAGAGTAATACTTTTGAATTTGGAGTTTTTAATTTAGCAATTCCTGAACATATTGAAGAACCTTTAGATTTAGCAAAAGTAAGAACTAAGTTTATTCCTTTTGGTACTAATAATCTATTCCCTCAGTATTTAGCAGAATTAAAGCGTAAATCTTCTACTCATAGAAGTGTATTAGCACAAAAGACTATCTTTACAAGTGGTGCTAAGTTTGTTACGAATAATGAAGATGTTAAAGAATACATCAAAGATGTAAATGCTGATGGAGAATCGTTAAGAGAGGTTTTTAAGAAATTAGCAGATGATTACTATTCATTTGGAAATGCCTATTTAGAGGGTGTATTATATGATGGTGGACTAAATCTATATCACATAGATGCAACTACTGTTAGAATGTCTAAAAACAAGAAAGAAGTATATGTACATCCTGATTGGGCTAAGTACAATACTATGAAAGATAAATTATCTATCATTCCTATTTATCCTAAAGTTAAGGGAAGTAGATTTGTTGTTCAATTTAAGGATTACGAGCCTACATTCCAATTCTATGGTTTACCTGATTACATTGCTGCATTAGAGCATATTGCAGTTGATTATGAAATTGGTAAATGGAATCACACTAAATTCAAGAATGGATTTCAACCTTCAGCAATCGTTGAGATTAATGGAGATATGGGTGAAGAAGAAGCAAAGAAATTAGTAAGAGAGGCACAAAAGAAGTTTGTTGGAGATGGAAACAATGGTAAGATTATGTTCATTGTTAAGAATGGAGATACTTCAAGTGCTAATGTTCAAATTATCAAAGATGACCAAGAGGGTAGTTGGATAGACTTACAAAGAATAACTGACCAGAACATTGTAACTGCTCATAGATGGCAACCATCATTAAGTGGTTTAGTTAGTTCAGGTAAAATGAATAATACAGGTAGTGAGATTAGAATCGCTTATGATTTAGCAATGACTACTGTAATTAAAGATACTTCTGATTTATTGTTAAATGGGATTAGAGGGGTTTTATTTAAAGAGTTAGGCTTTTTGCCTGAAGAATTAGTGATTCACTATGAGCCACCAATTAGTTTTGCAACTCAGATTGACCCTAAACAAGTTCTTACTATTAACGAACAAAGAAGAATGTTAGATGAGGATTTACCAATGCTAGAGGAAGGTAATATGTTCTTAACTGATAGAGAGCAGATTATCGTAACTAGAGATAATGATGGTGATGGTAAAGGTGATGATGACGTGGGTGATATGCAAGTAACTGAAATTGAAAAAGAATAACTATGGCAAATGTAAATCAATATATACCTTTAGTAACAGCATCAGAAGTTATAAGTAATAGTTTTACTAATGCTAATACTGATACTGCTTTAATATCTAACAGTACATTACTTCTGGCTGAGTTAGCACATTTAAAAGAGGCAATCGGTAAGAAGTTTTATGAGGAATTAAAAACTCAACATAATAATGGTACTTTAACTACTGCTAATCAAACTTTAATGGATGATTTCTTAACAAGAACTTTGTGTTGGTTTGTTAGGTTTGAGGTAATAAATGAAGTTCAGAGTAATAGTAGTAGTGCAGGTATTGTACACAATCTTGATGAGTTTGCTACTATTATAGACCCTTCTGAGTTAAACGCCTATAAGCAAGATACTTACAGAAAGGCTGAGATATACTTAAAAGATATGCTAGATTATATGAATGATAGCGACCAAAATGGTGATTATCCAACTTATGAGTCTAATAAACCTTGTAATGATGATGTTTATAAGAATCATGGTATAATAATGTATGATAGTATATATTCAAGACCTACTAGAAATTATGATAGTTGGAAGAATAACTGTCCTTGTGATGATTGTTAAAATAAATATATAAATGGCTGCAAACGAACATAAAAATTTAAGTAGTATAAATAGACATAATCCAAAAGGATTTGAAACTGCTATTAATGATACTGTTTTAAGTAAAACTGGAGGAACATCAGCAACAGGAACTGATGGTAACTTAGAGTGGAAGAATAAGTCTTATATGGGTGTTACTAACTATAAGATGCAAGGATTTACAACAGGTGCTACAAACTACTATTATGGAGAGGACATAGCAGATACTAAATCTCCTTTTGAAATGGCTGTTGATTATGGAAATAGTGCTGTTGCTTCAGGTAGTTTAACTGTTACAAAAATGTTTAGAATAGGGCAAGGGGTGGTTATTCCTGAAACTGCTGCAGTTACTTCTGTTAAAGGTTGGATAACTAGCAATGGGAGTAATGTGGTTACTATTGCTATATGCAAGGCAACTCCAACTGAAAATAATGATTCTGCTGTTGTTCCTGTAGTGATTGATGAGATTGCATTAACAGGACTTACAAGTAATGACAAGATGGTGGCAATAAGTGAAACCACTATAACAGCATCAGCATTAGCAGCAGGAGACATTATGTTTCCAATGATAAAAGAGGCGAGTGGAGGTTCTACTATCTATATGAATTTAACGATACAAACAACAACATTCTAATGACAACAAAAGAGGAGATAGTATCAATGAAGAAAGACATAAGTTCAATAAATGAGAAGATGGATAATTTGGATAGTAAGTTAGACATGATTACAGAGAGATTACTAAATCCAGATAAAGGGGTTACTGCTAGAGTGAACAGAAACACAGCAATGAGAAAGGTTTTAGTGAAGGCAATGTGGATGATTTATGCTATAACTTTAGGTGCATT